AGTTCCACTAGATCCTAGTCTAATGGCCGTGACACAATTACCCAAAGCACTGCTGGTATTATAACTTGTTAGGGCATTGGTAAATTGACTATTGGCTATTAGCCCTTGATTTTGAAGCAAATTGGCGCCAGCGGTTAACTGTAGTGCGGTTAACGTACTTGCCATAATTATGCGCCAATTCTTACAGTGGGGTTTCCTGTACTACGAAGATGTTGACAATTATCCGAGTCTGTATTGACAACTATCGGTTGCCCCGCGGCGCGAACTGTTTGATTCTGCCCAGCTACGGTCACAGTTGATCCAATACATATAGGTTTTATGCTGTAAGGATAATGTGGAGTAACTGGCTGATTTGGAATCATGACAGATTGCCCGCCCACTCGCACACTAGGAACTCCGCCTTGTGCGATTCCGCCGCATACGTTTGGCATTCCGTCTGTAACTACTGTTGGCATATTATCCCATTACTATTTTTTTGCTTGGTACGGTGATACCCGTTGTGGTTTGTATGTATTTTTGTTTAATAGCATCAGCAGTATCGACTATCATTGTTATACTATTAATATTTAGCGATACTTTAGCACCTTCTTCCGAAGTAAATATAGTTTGCATCAATCCCATACCATTTGGACCAGGGCTAACACTCAATGGTTCCACTATAAAAATATATTTTTCATCTTGCCCTGCTACTTTGGCAATAACTTCTTCGCTTGAAGCTAATTTAAAAGTATAAACTTCGTGTTCTTTAATATCCATATTATCCTTGTAATAGATGTTTGCGTAATTCTGTAAATCCACCTACGTACTTATCATCTAGGAATATCTGCGGTAAAGTTCTTGCGGTTGGAACTGATTCCAACAATTGGTCTCGTGTCCAATCTTTACTAATGTTACGTTCTTCAAATTTAATACCTTTTTGTGTTAATAACGCCTTTGCTTGTAGGCAGTGGGGGCAATTTTCTTTTGACCATACGATTGCTTTTTGAGTCATGTTGTTCCTTTATATATTTGGTAATTCGTTATAGTCTAAACTATCGCCCATTACGCCGATAACATAATTAGTAGACTCAGTTTCCTGAAGTGCTGACTGTTTTTTAGAAATGTTCAAGTGTTTGTTGAACCACGGGATGGGTGTTGTCTTAGGTGAAGGATTCCAGTAGCGTATGCCTATTTCCTTTAGTGCGCTGGTAGCAGTATAATCTACAAATTCTTTAAGTATGTTGGCGTTTAATCCTATCACTGGGCCTCGCTTGAACAAATAATCGGCCCAGGATTTTTCTTCTCTTATAACATCTGTATACATACTGATAACTTCTGCTTCACATTGTGCTTTAGCCTCAGCAAATCTTAGATCTTCCTTGACTACTTGATTGATCAGCCAAGCAGTCCATTCTTTGTGTAGAATCTCATCTTGTAGAATAAGGCTAATTATATTGCCGTTGCCTATAAAAATGCGATTTTCTACCATGGCTAAACTTGTGGCAAACGACACCATGAATCTAAATGCCTCCAACCCATAGCTGGCATTCAGTGCTAACCATATGGCTTTTATATGTTCCATCTCATCAACGGGTTCACCTAATTCTTTTTGACAATTAATAACGTGAAGTTTATCATAATATTCACCTATGCTGCTGGCCATACTTACGATTTCTTGTGTGTCGTGAATAGTATTAAACACCTCTTTTGGCACGTTGTAGATGTTCCTAATAATGTGACTGTAACTTCGACTATGTATATTAGTTTCGAAAAAGCTCCAGTTATACATTAGTGCTTCTAATTCAGGTATAGAACATGTGGGCGTAAAAACCTGTGCCGGTCCTCGACCTTGAATACTGTCTAAAGCGGTTTGTCTTAGAAGATTACTGGTAAAAATATGTCGAACTGTGTCAGAAGATTCTTTGAAATCGTTGGCGTCTTTAGTTAAACTGACTTCTTCGGGTACCCAGTAGAATCCTCTGGCTTCTTGCTCTAACTTGACTAGTTTGTTATACTTAACTTCTTCAAATCTCTGAACAGTCACAGGACCCGCTGGATCCAGAAACATCTTGCGATTGAGATAATCGGTTTTTGTATTTAGGTTGTATTGTTTTTTGCTCATTATATAAAATATTGTTTTACCTGTTCGAGTCCTTGAAGAATTTTGTTTTTATCTTCTTCAGCACGTGCCTTGGCTTCCGGAGTAGAGGCCTTGTCACGTCTTTTGCTTTCAACATCTTCTAATGCTTTTGCTTGATAACGATTCCAGAAAGTATTTATAAAATCACTGGCATCAGTATAGTTAGCTAAATCTCCTTGTCCAAACATATTATTAGCTTCGCAACTTTCTGCAAATCCTTTGATACCGTTTACCAACTTGCTTATTTTGACATTTTTGATATCATTGCCTGAAAATTGTTTAAGCAAAGGATTTATCTTAGGCTGTATAATTCCCATTTGTTGTGCCAAATACATAAATGTATCCAAGATAAATGTTTCAGGTTCGGTAGTAATCGTTTGAACTTGTGTTCCTTTTTGTTTACTGAACGGAACTTTTTTGCCGTCAATAACCTTCAATTGCACTCCAGCGTGTTGTATGCTTAGGTCCAGTAACTCTCCCAACACACTGTACATATTGCCCGTCAATAACCCTTTAACCCCACGTTCCGGAGTAACACGACTGGCTCCCCACTTAGCCAAACGTTCAGGATGCCACATAAAATCAATTTGTACAAAATTATCTGCGCCAATGTTAACAATTGGATGCCCGGGTTTACTGTCACTCATATCCACGTAAGGTGCGTGACCGGCTTTTATAAAATCATCGGTCAATTTATTCCAATACGAAGTAAATTGTCCTTGAGTCATGCCTTCAGTTTCCGGAGCTATCATCTGCAGATCTATGTCTCCATAAATTTTATCAGGATGCTCTATCGTATCCTCTTCGTGATAAGCACTTGACCCTGTAGGACGACCGCGCTGTATCGCACCTATTTTGTTGGCATTGGCGTTGTTAAAATCTTCAACAAATTTATCCATAACTTTTAATGCCACAGCAACAATATTAGGATGTAGAACCGTGCTTTGGGTTTTAACTGTGTCCCATCCGCCTTCTAATATAATGTCTTTTATTCGCATATTGTTTCTTCCCATGGTGTTTTATTCTTAGACCACTGTTGTATATTATAGCTGCCACTCATTAAAATATCATAAGCAGGATATATCCATGCCCAGTCAAACCATAACATAGGGTAACTTATTATGTTTCCTAGTTGATACAGTATTTCACTTAGTATACGCCCTGTTATTTTTTTCATATATGTTGTCATACTGTTTCCTTTAGTTCTTTCCATTCTGCATCTTCTGCAGGAGCCCAACCGTTTCTAAAGTATTTTACTATAGTTTACAAGGCTTCTATAACTTACAGGAAATGCAGTCCTCCTCAGATTCATCAAAATCTATTACTTCTAACTTTGTGTCAGCTAGTTCATCTTGCCCTTTACTTCCAGTTTTTTCGATTAAGCTATAGTATATCGATTTTAACCCGAACTTGTGAGCTAACATTAAATTCTTAGCAATCAGTGTCGTAGGAACTTTACGATCAGCAAAGTGTCGCGGCGAATAGAATGTATTAGTACTTATGCTTTGATCTGTGTATGCCGCAATAACAGCCGCGGTTTTGAGATAATCAATGCAATCTTTTTGTTCCCACATAAGCTGATATTTTGATTTTAACTTATTGTATTCTGGAGCGACCTGGATAAGTGAACCTGCTTTTGACTCTTTGACTGTAATAAGGCTCATAGGCATCTCAATGCCGTTGGTTGAGTTGATTACTACACTGCTTGATTCTACAGGTGCCACAGCCATTACAGTAGCATTACGAACACCATATTGTTTCATTTGTTCACGTAATGCTTCCCAGTCAAGTTCTGGATTGAATTTAGTAAGTTCGTTTACTCCCTCGGCTCTTAGTTCCCAAGGGAATATGCCTTGTCCATATCGTGTTTTAGCAGAATGTAAACAAGCTCCTCGCTCCTTAGCAAGTTCCACAGTAGCTTCTGTTAAGTAATACGCTTGGTGTTCGGTCCAAGTTTTAACTTCGGCTAATGCTTCCGGGGTTCCGTATTTTAATCCACGTTTAGCGTGCCAATAGGCCAAGTTAGTAATACCAATGCCAATAGGGCGAATCTCATCGTTGCTTAACTTACTCTGAATAGATAAGAAGTCTTGATAGTCAAGTATGTTATTCAGTGAACGCAACAAAATTCTATTTGCTCTACGCATATCTTCTGGATTGCGAAATGCTCCCCAGTTTAGCGACCCAAGAGTGCATAAACTAATTCTGCCTTCGTCATCGTCTAAGCGTTTGAAGCTCTTGGTAGGCAACAGGATCTCCATACACAAGTTACTCTGATAAATGGTATGGAATTCAGGATCAAACGGTCCTTGACGTTGCACGTTGTCGATAAACACCAGATAGATTCGACCGGTGTCGGTTCTTTCCTTGAGTATGCCACCCTTGAACACATCCTCGGCTGCCATGGTCTTGGTACGTAGATCCTGCCGCTTCTCATAACGCACATACAGTTCTTCAAATCGTGCAGTGTCTTTGTAGAAAGCTTCATACAGGTCGGGCACTTGATTGGGATCAAAAAATGTAATATTCTCTCGGTTCTTGAATCTACGCCAGAAAAATGCGCTGAGTACCACACCATAGTCCATGTGTCTCACACGAGTCTCTTCGGTACCTTGGTTGTTTTTGAGCACGATAAGATCGTCAAACTGTAGATGCCAGATGGGATAAAACACCGTGGCACTGGCATTGCGAATACCACCTTGGCTACAACTGCGTAGATCACCAAACCATTTTTTCAGGAACGGTATCATGCCTGTGTGCATGATTTCGCCACCACGAATAGGACTGCCCAGAGGTCTTAGACGTCCCACTTCTAGACCAATGCCAGCACGCTTGCTGGCATATTTGGCCATCATCTCGCCCGATGCAAAAATACTATCCAGATCATCATCTGCACGTATAAGCACACATGAACTAAAC